CAATACCGTTTACAACTATGTCCACGAACTTTGGTATAATAGGTACAGGTTTCCAGTCTAGGTTTAGGTAAGATAAATCTCCGTTTATAGAAAGCTCGTCTTTGTATTTTTGTATTGACTGTTCTCCTCTAGCGTACAGTCTTAATGAGTGGTAGGTTTTTTGATTGTGAGAGTGCATACCATACTTTCCGCCTAAATTACCTTGATTGTCAGAGAACCACTCGTGCTCTATCGCTCTTGCTATTTTTAAACCATATTCTTTTGTAGCTTTCTCTTGGTCGCTAACGACCTGACTTGGAAAATAACTATGAGGTGCTTTAGACATATTATCGTTTTATTATTTCTGAGGAAAAGCCTTCGTTTTTATACTTAGCTATACCTAAATTTAGTTTTTGAGTTACTCTATTAGAAATAGGTTTATACAAGTTTCTATTGCAAGCCATAATGGCTAAACCAGAACTAATAGAAGCATCGTGCTTTGTTCTTTTGTTTATATCAAATTGTGCCCAGTCGTTTAATGTTTCCGTAAAATATGTCGTTCCATAATTGCCGTCACCTAAATGTCCAACGTGGTCGTTTATATACATTTCAATAGCAGCAGCGTGTGATTGTTTAATATCTTCACTAGAGTTAGGCATACCACCTATTTCTTTTTCTGTTACCGAAAGCTTATTCCAAACTTTATCTGGTCTATTCATGCTAAAACCTCTGTACCCTCTTCGTTTAAAGTAATACAATAGCCTTGGCTTGTTGTTCTCTGCTAGTATAGGCATACCGTAAAATATACACGCCATCAACACGTCCTCAAAGAATATTTCAGCGGTTTGTGGTCTAGCAATGTATTCTAAAAAAAATGAACTTGCAGGAGCATCTTCCATAGAAAACTTAGTTAAACCGTGCAAAGCACCTTTAGATCCCTTGCCATCAACAGTTCCGCTAATATCATAACTATCACATCCAAATGCACCAACATGCTCATTACCTGGATATTTTATTCCATTTTTAACTATTACTCGGTTTTGTAAATTTCTAGGCGGAACCCAACTAACTTTAAACCTTCCGTTAGGATCTGGCGTAAAAACCACTTTAGAATCTTTTAAGCCATTAGCCCACTGAAAAGATCCTGTCGTAACAGCTGACGAGCTTTTAAGATCTTCGTTGTAATCTATCTGCTCATATATTTTAGCTAAGTTAAACAAGCTGTTTTTAGTCTCGTCTCTAAAAGCGTGTTCTGTTGTTCTTGGAAACTGACGATAAAACTCATTTAAAGCGTCTTGATCGTCTTTTAATCCATCAACTTCATTTTGCCAATGATCTATAACACCTATATCAATTAGTTCTCCGTCTGGTCCATGAACATCGGATTTTGGAGTAGTGAAGACAGGTCTTCCATGTTTGTCAATAAATCCTTCAAAGTTCCATTCCATTGGGATAAACAAAGCATATAAACCAGATTTTGTTTGACCATTTCTATTTCTTTTGTTGACATTGCTGTCGTTATATAATTTCTTAAAATTTGAGCCTCCTTTGTCTAACGAGTTAGAAGTTGAGCCCATCATGCACTTACCTATTATTCTACTACCTAGTCTAAGACAAGTTTTTGTAACACGCCAGTTATTAAGTATGTTATCAGGTCGTTCCCACTTACCGCTTTCATCGTGAACTAGTAAGGCTAGTTTCTCACCATCGTAGCTGTTGTCACCAGTGTTCTTCCAGTCAATAGTCGTATCAAGTCCTTCAAGCTCTTCTAGTCTCTCTTTACTGTCTATCTTGCGCCTAGTAAGCTTTGACGCTGGAACTCTATACGCTAGCTCTGTCTTTGGTCTATCCATACCATCTTGAATAGGTTTGAAGAAAAAAGGATAGTTAATAGATATAGGTACAACCTTGTCTGTAAACATTTTCTTTGCATCAGCACCAGACTTGGATAATATACCAAACCTAGCGTCACTTGATATTGTAGCTTGGTTTACTGTTTCTGCAGAACTCATGAAAGAAAAACCAGAACGTCTATTTTTTAAATAGCACATACCATAGCACCTTTTGTCAGCTTTGCAGGCTTCCCAAAATATGTAGAATATTCTATTAGAATCTCTAAAGTCAGGGGCACCAACGTCAATCTTACTCCACTGTAAATACATGTAGTGCGTTCCAGTTATATATGTTGGCGTACCACCATTGTTAAACCAAAAGCCTTCTTCTCTACGAGCAAACTCTTCGTCTATGTAATCATGCCATTGATTTTTTAAGTCTTCAGGATAATTTCTCCAATCAAATATACTTTTAAGCTTAGACAATTCTTTTGGCTGATCAAACTTTTGCCACTTAGCTTCATCGTTGCTATACACATTACCAGGCATCTTAGGAAGAGCTACCTTTAATCCTTGAATATCTATGACTTCTCCAATTTGACCAGTCTTAGATATAACAATTACGTCGTGCTCTTTGTCATAGCCGTAATTCCACTTCTTAGACTTGTTTAGTCTTTTGATAGTGTTTGATCTAATAGGATCTATTGATTTATATAAACTTTGTTCGTACATTACTTAGATCTACCTTCAGCAAAGCCTTTAAAAACTTTGTCTTTATTATCTTCAATTGGCTTTCCGTCTAGCAACGCTTGCTCTTCTTGTATTCTGTTAAGTATTTCAAAAGCGTCAAATATAGCTAGCTTTTTAGTAGCAGCAGCGTTTTTTAGCTTATCGGCCGTTAAGTCGTCTGCAGAATCTACAATAGCTTCTTTTGCAACTTTAATAAGTTCTTCAACAGCCTTATGCCCAGCTTGGATTATACTCTTCTTCGTCTCCTTGATATTCATATTTAATTGTAATAAATTTTGATAACACTCTATACAGTCTTTGTCCTTCAATAACAAACTCATACTCGCTACTTGGTTTAAACCCTACTAAGTCTCCAACATCTACAATACCATCAGAATACTTAACTATTCCGACTAAAGGCTTTTCAGCCTCGGTATCAAATTGGTTGCTAGATTTTATAGGTTTTACAAAACAGTAACCAGCTGGAGCTTTCCAACTACCATTGTTTTTGTACAAGAATATTTGATCTTGATAAACAATGTAAGTATCTTCACTAAAGTATGATTTGCTGTTTTTTTCTCTACCTTTAACATCGTGCCATCTTCTAAACACGTTGTGGTGAACTATTACCGTGTCACCAGGTTTAATGCCCAGATCAAAACCTGCTCTAGGGCATGACACTACTTCTGCTTCTCTGTTGACAAACTGATGGTTAAAAACTTCTGTGTTTAAAATAAGACTTTTACCATCAATATCTTTAGAGTTATTGTACCTGCCATTTTTAGGCTTAATTACAAAACCGTAGACGCTTTGCATTAATACTCTAAGTTATACTCTACAGATACAGCCATGTTTTTGTTGAAGTCTTTCCAAGGTAAAACATCTTTGTTTTTCTTAATGTATATAGAGTACTTTTCGCTTTCTTCTATTATGTTACAAATAGTATGGCCTCCATAAACCTCTTGCCCAACAGAATAGTGCATTGCGTCTATTTTATAATCTTTACCAATAGTTATTTTACGAATTAGCTTGCTCATCTTCTTTTTGGCTTATAGTTCCGTCTACGATACTAATATCACATTTACCATATTGGTCTTCTAAAGTTTTTTGTAGCTCACCTAGATGACTTTGCAGTTCTAAAACTTGATGTAGTAAGTGATGTTTTCTAGTTTCAAAAACACCTATTTCGTTTTGGGAGTTGTTAATAGCTCGAACTATACTTTGCATTGTTGAAAGTTGTTCTGCTGTAATTTTTTCTGCCTTAGGTTTAAGGTCGACGATTTTATCTCCTTTCGGAGTCTTTCTTTTTGCCATAATTTAATTTAATTTAATTAGTTAATATTAGCCTATAAGGCCTCTTGCTTTTATTCCTGCAAATAAATTTTCTACTTCTTCTGCACTTAAAGCTTTGCTGTATGTTCCCCACTCAAATAGCTCTCCACCTAATTGTCTAACCGGCGTTGCTGCGTTGTGTCCTATTGATGTTATTCCAAAGCCATTATCATTAGGTAATGTGCTAGAGTGAGCTTCGTTAATACTACTCGCGTTGGTATCGTTTCCACCAAAATAACACTTTATAGTACCGCCGTCTA